GGTGCGCCAGCGTCCGTCGACCAGGACGGCGCCATCGTCCGATCCTGCGCGCATACCGGCACCGTGACGATGGCGCTCGATGCGGTATGCCGTGGGCGCGGCCGGCTCGTCGATGACCCGGATGGGCTGGTGTCCTTCTTCCGGCGCATCGGCAACAACGTCATGCAGCGGATGCGAGGCGATGGCCGGGTTCAGTAGCGTGCGTGAGTTCGCTGACGCCGCCATGGAAGACGGTCGCCATTGGATCAGCACGTATCGCAAGGCGCTGCCCGCGACGGCGACGGTCACCGGGCACTACTTCGATTACAGCTACGCGGGCGGCAACCCGATCGCGAACTACTACGCAGCCTCGCCGCTAGAGGCCGCGACGCTCGAGCGCGAGAAGGGCATCATCTGCCCGCGCATCGGTGCGTCGGAGAAGCTGTACCTGCACCGCTGGACCGCGATGTCGGCTGCGGCGAGCGCGACCAGCACGACGAACGCCAACCAGCAGTTGTACCTTCTCGACTACCTGCTCTACTACCCGTTCATCGACATGGACGCGGCGGGCGAAGACCAGGTGATGACGCAATCGGCTGCGCTGGAGCGGTACACCGACGGCGTCGGCGTGCAGATGATGGTCGTCGCGCAGTCGGTGACGGTGGGCGGCGGGCGGTTCACCGTCACCTACGTCGGCTCGGACGACGTGCAGTACACGACGACGAGCATGTTCTGCGCCGCCGCGCAGCCGTCCGGGGCGCTGGTGCAGGCCGTCAATGCTGCGGGCGGGTTGTCCACGTTCGTGCCGCTCAATGCGGGCGTGCGTGGCGTGAAGCGCGTGGACTCGGTGAATTTCAGCGTCGCCAACGGCGGGTTGTGCGCGGTTGTGCTGGTGCGCCCGCTCGAGACGTTGTGGCTGCGCGAGGAGGCGCGCCGCACGACGGCGGGCACGCTCGAATCATTCGGCGATGCGGCCGAGGTCGAGGCGCTTACCGGGCGTGCTGGGGTCGTGGAGATTCAAGACGGTGCGTTCCTCGGCATCGTCGGCCGCGGGACCAATGGGTCGCTGGCCTCATCCGTGCTGGTCGGCACCATCGAAACGGTCTGGAACTGACGACATGGGATTCTCATCGCAGGACGATCTGATCACTCAGATCACCACGAACGGCAAGTACGGGCGCATCGACTACCAGAAGACGACGCCTGTCGCTGGCGTCGCGGGTACGTGGACCGACCTCGGCATGGCGACCGGCTCGATTCCGGCGAACACATACGCTGGCACGTCGCTGACGTTCGTCGCGACCGACGACACCTGGTCCGAGGGCGCGATCTACCACGGCGGCAACGTCTCGGCCGCAACCAAGCACTTCCTCAACGCGAGTGCGTCGGTGTTCGCGGCGGCGGGTGCGCCGTGGATCCTCATGTGCGTCGACCAGGTGGGCTACGTGCCGATCACGTCGACCGACGTGACGGGCACCGGCATCCGCACCGTGACGATGACCGCACTCACCAGCGGCTCGCGGTGGCCGGACGGCAAGGGGCTGCGCGCGTACTTCTCGACCGAGGTCGCGCCGACTGCCGGCGGCCCTAACCTGACGTCGTTCGTCTACACCGACCAGGACGGCAATACCGGCGTCAGCATGGGCGTGACGGTCGGTTTCGCGGCGACGCCGGTTGCGGGGCAGATCCCGCACTCGGGCAATGCCGCGACGCGCTACGGGCCGTTCTTGCCGCTCGCGGTGGGCGACTACGGCATCCGCGACATCGAGACGTTCACGTTGTCGGGCGGCACCGCCTACACCGGCTCGGGGCAACTGGTGCTGCACCTCGTCAAGCCGCTCTGGCAGATCCCGATTCCGGCGAGCGGCATCTTGTCGGAGCGCGACTTCGTGAACCAACTGCCCAGCCTGCCGAAGATCCCCGACGGCGCGTGCCTGCGGTTCCTGTTGTTCCAGACGGGGGCGACGACCACGACCAGCCCGTTGATCGTCTCGGCCGACTACGGGTGGGGCGGCTGACGTGCTGATAGCCGCCAACGCGACCCGGCTCACGCAACTGAACCGGACGTACAGCGGGACGACGAGCGTGGCCGGCGGACACCGGCGCGAGAGCATCGGCCGGCAGACTGGCTCGCGTCGCAACTTCTACGCTGGATGGGGCACCGTCATCGGCGGCGCGGGGATCGCATCGACGGCAAGCGTTCCGAACGGTCACGAACACCCTGGGGCATGGATGATGGCGCCGGCCGGCGGCGGGCTGGCTGCGTACAACACCATCTCAGGCTCGGCCGACCTGGCCGCCTCGATCGCGCTTGGGCGCGCGCTTTCCGCCGAGCTCACCGCCAGCGGCACGATCAGCGCCGCATCGCTTGCGCTGATCGTTTCGTTCGCCGCGGACCTGGCCGGCGACGGCGATCTCAGTGCCGCGATGCGCGGCGCGGTGCAGCTGGCCGCGGAGTTGGCAGGAGACGGCGACGTGAGCGCGGCGCTGGGGCTGATCGCCTGGTGCGCCTGCGACCTGGCCGGCACCGGCACGGCTTCCGGCTCGACGCTGCGCGGCACGGCCAGCATGGCCGCCGAGATCCTGTCCTACGGCGCGCTGACGCCGGAGGGGATCCGCGACGCGGTGTGGAACGCGCTCGCAGCCTCGTTCAATGACGCCGGGACGATGGGCGAGTTGCTGAACGGCGCCGGCGGCGGCACCACGCCGGCGGCCATCGCCGACGGGATCCTCGCCCGCAACCTGGCTGGCGGCTCCGACGGCGGACGCACTGTGCGCGACGCGCTGCGCGCTGGCCGCAACCGGGTCGAGATCGTCGGCACGACGCTCACCGTCTACGCCGAGGACGACACGACGCCGGCGTGGACCGCAACCATTTCGACGGGCACTCGCGACCCGCTGCAAGGAGTGGACCCGGCATGATCGGCATCGGCTTGATGAGGCTGTACTGGGAGGGCGGCGCCGGCGGCGTGCCGCCTGGCGGGCCAGGAGACGCCGGCGAGTACATCGTTCGCGCACGCAGGGCGATCGGGCGATGAGTGCGCTCCCTGCGGTCCAACACGAAGAAGAAGGCCACGACGCCATGCCGCTCGAACGAGTGTCGCACCTGGAAAGCCGCACCGACGGGATCGAAGTCACGCTCAACCAGCACGGGGAGCGCCTGACCGAGCTCGAGGGCAAGGTCGTCGACGTGAGGCTTGGCATGGCACAACTGCATGGCGACCTGAAGCTGAACAACCAGGCAACCGAGCAGATCCAGAAGTCGGTCGCCTCCATCGAAAGCGACACGAAGGAGATGATCGCGGTCTACCGCGCCACCCCAAGGCAGCGTGACGACGTCCGCTGGTGGGCATGGATCGTCGCCGCCGTGTGGGCAACGCTGATGGCCGGCGCCACCGTCGTGCAGGCGATCGCCGCATTCAAGGGCTGAACCCATGGACCCTTTCACCCCCGAGCAGCAGGCCGCCATACGGGCCGTCATCGACGCCGAAGTGGCGCGCGCCGTCGCCAGTCAGCGCGACGCCTTCGCCGAGCAGCTGCGCCAGCTGCGCGCCGACCTCGAGGCGCCGCCCGGCATCTCGGCCTGGCTGCGTGGCGCGGCGCGCTCCTGGACGATGTGGTCCGGCGCGCTGCTGGTCGTGCTGCCCGAGTTGATGGACGCCGCCGCCCCGCTGGTGACCGAGACGATGGGGCCGGAAGCCTGGCGTCGCGTCGTCCAGGTCATCGGCATCGTGGTCGTCATCCTGCGCATCCGCACGACCCAGTCGCTGCCCGAGAAAGGAGCCCCGACGTGACCCGCCTCAGACCCTTCATCGCCGCCGTGCTGGTGGCCCTCGCCGCGTGCGTGCCGCTCACGGCGCCACGCGACACCAACGACGCGCTCGCCTACGCCGAGGGCCAGGTGCAGGGCGTCGTGCGCGCCTGCGCGCGGCTGAACGACGAGCGGCGCATCTCGCTGGAGTCGGCGGCCCGGTGCAAGACCGCCACCGACCAGGCGTTCGCCGCGATCGACATCGGCCGCGGCGCGTTCGCCGCCGGCGACATCACCCAGGCGCAGGCGCAACTCGAGCTCGCGCGCACGCTGCTGCTGGAGCTCGAGAAGATCACCGGAGGCCAGAAGTGACCGGAATCGAAACCGCCGCCGCGATCAAGGTCGCGGCCGATCTGATCACGCTGGCGATCGAGGCCAGCATCGCCGCCAACCGCATCTCCGCACTGATCCAGGCGCGCCAGGCCGCCGGCGCGGAGTTCTCGCCCGAGGACTGGGCCGGGCTGCTCGCCGACCGCCAGGTCGCGCAGGCGATGCTGCTGGCGTCCATTCGGAAACGTGAAGTGAGCGGGGGCTGAGATGCAGAACGGCAAGTTCATCCAAGAGCAGCCTGGGCTGGGCGTGGGCTGGCCGCTGGGTCCGACTGGGCGGGTGGCACCTATCGTCCTGCCTGGCGGAAAACTGATCGGACTCGGCGCGTTGACCGATGCGACCAGGCCCGAGGACTTCGGCGCGGTGGGCGACGGGGTGGCGGACGACAGCGCGGCGTTGCAGGCGTTGTTCGCGTCTAGCGAGTCGTCGGTCTATCTGCCAGCGGGGACGTATCGAGTAAGCGGGGTCGGCTCGATCCTTGAGCTAGCGTCAGGCAAGCGAGTCTTTGGCGACGGGATGGGCCGGTCAATTATTTCTGTCGCATTCGACGACGCAAACACAGGCAACGCGGTTAGCATTTCTGCGTCTGGCGTTGTCTTCGAGAATTGGACTCTCGCAGTTAACGGGCAGGACACCGATCAGTCGGCAGTGAGATTTGAGTCTTCGGGCTCCGGGCATCGCTTTACGAACTTCGAGATTGATGGCGCGGCATCGTTCGATGGCACCTACACGAACGAGATCCAGGGTTTTACGTTCGATGATGCGGTTTCTGTGACTGATGTCGTGATGCACGGGTGCAAGATTCACGACGTGCATTACGGGCTATTCACGTCCAATACGTATGCAGGGGATGCGAACGACTGGACGTTTATCGGGTGCGCCTTCTACAATAACACCGCGGACGACCTAGAGTTTAACGTTTCAAACTCTTCGACTCAGCACTGGTCAAGAGTCCGGGTTACGGGGTGTTCATTCTACGACTGGAAAGGCGACCCGGCTTTAGCGTCTGGCGGGTTTGCCATCGGCATTGACTCCGGGCAAGAGATCACTATCTCTCAGTGCCATTTCAACGGCTACCCGATCCAAGCAGTTCATGTCGAGGATTATTGCCGGAACGTGTCAATCGTAGATAACACGTTTGAGGACTGCGCAAAGTCGGTTGTGGTGTTCCACAGCAATAGCAGTCAAATCATGGTGGCGAACAACCGAATTTCAGGCGCGCTGGCGGAGACGGTTGAGTCGGACCCGAGCGCCTACGACGACCCGCCTGCGGATATTGACGACAACGTGATCGGCGTCTACTGCATCAATTCTGGTGCGACTGATTCGCCGATAGGCGTAATTGTCGCAAACAATCAGATTAGCCTGTGTGATGTCGGAGTATATGCGCCTGTGAAGCGTGGCGGGCAGGCATACGGCAACACGATTTTTAACTGCATCGTAGGAATTGCCACGTCAGGGACAGCGAACGGCAGCGCAAGGATCCGCGGCAACCGGCTTTATTTGTGCAAGTATGCCTTTTGGGCGCCGGCTGCAATACTCGGCCGCAATGCAATCGAGGATTGCACAAATATCGTCTATGGGCGCACTGGCGCCCTGGTGTTCTTGGACGGGTTTGTTTTCAGAAAACAGGCAACTAACATTGCGGCAGGCACTACGGTTGACTGGCCGATAATGGCTGTGACAAGAATCGCAAACGGCAAGATTTCGGCACATGCTAGGTATTCGACCAATTGGGCCGTTGGCGGGATTAGCGCAAGTTATGACGGGACGACATTGACGACAAACAGGGACAATTACATCGCGTCAGGAATTATCGCCATCTCTAGCACGCCATCGGTTGTGACGACTGGCACATTCGGCCTTCGCATCCAGAACGCAGGCGGTGCCGCCTATGACGTAGAAGTCGAGGCGGAAGCGTCTGGCACGTTTGTGATGAGTTGACGCCATGAAACCGCGCGAATGGGGCCGCAATCTGCTGCTCGGCATCGACCAGCTAGCCAACGCCGTGCTACGCGGCGACCCGGACGAGACGATTTCCTCGAGCGAGCCGTGGCTGTTCGACCGCGCCAATGCGTGGATGCTGCTCCACCGCATGACGGGCGCGGATCGGTGGCGCACGCTGGCCGAGTTGATGCAGCCATGATCGACACGCAGTCGTCCACCTGGACCGAGATCCGGTCCCGTCTCGAGCTCTGGCTCACCGAGGCGCGCGAGCAGAACGACGACGCGGAGCTCGACGCCTTTGAGACTGCGACGCTGCGAGGCCGCATCTCGGCGCTGAAAGACCTGCTGAAGCTGCCGGAGCGGCTCGAGCGCCAGGCCGCGGTGCGCGAGGCGTCCGTCGGCGTCTACATCCAACCGACGTTCACGGACGCGCGGGACTACTGACCGTGCATCGCCCCATCACCAACCCCGCTTCGGCGGGGTTTTTCGTTTCTGAGCCACCGCAACGAGGAACCCCATGAGCAACGAGCAGCAGAACGGCGCTGACGCCGTCACGCTCACCCCCGAGCAAGTGCAGGCCACCTGGGACGAGGTGAAGGCCGAGAGGGCCGCGCAGGCCGCTGGCGAGCCCGTGCCGCAGCCGGAGGCCGTGCCCGAGCCGCCGCAACCCGCTGCGGCCCATGCGGAGCCGCCTGCGGCCAAGCCGTCGACGATCGAGGAGATCCAGGCGCAGATGGCCGAGATGCGCAAGGAGATGGAGCGCAGCACGCGCAACAGCGCCGGCGCGATCGGCGGGCTCAAGCAGCAACTGAAGGAGCAGGAGGCCGCGCTCGCGCAGGCGCGTGCCGAGCTCGAGCGGCGCGCGGCCGGTCCGACGCCCGACCAGGTCGCGGCTGCCGCGAAGACGAACGCCAAGTGGGACGCGCTGAAGTCGGACTACCCGGAGTGGGCCGAGGCGATCGAGGAGCGGTTCGGCACCACGAACGCCAAGGGCGACCAGGACGCCATTCGCGAATTCGAGCGCCGCGCTGCGCAGGAGCTCGCCACCGCGCGCGCCGAAACCGAGGCCGTGCGCCGCGACCTGGTGGAGAGCATCCACCCCGGCTGGCGCGCCCTGTGCAAGACGCAGGACTTTCACGACTGGATGGAGAAGGCCGGCGCCGAGGAACGCCGCCTGGCCGATTCCCCGCTTCCGAGCGACGCGGTGAAGTTGCTCAACCGTTTCAAGTACGGCGCCGACACCGCGCCCGCACAGCAGCTGCCGCCCGGAAGGACCGCGGCTGACCTGGTGCGGGACCGGCAACAGCGCCTCGCAACCGCCGTCACGCCCGCCAGGGGTACGTCCGGCTCGCCATCCGCCAAGTCGGAGAACGACATGACCGATGCCGAGTATTGGGACTACATCAAGGCGAGCAAGGCACGGCAACAGGGGGTCCGCTGATGGCCATGCAGGGCTACGGGTCCGCGCCTGGCCGGCGCCCCCAAGTGGCAAGCGCCGCACCGCGGCGTGCGCCGAAACCGAAACCGCTGATCGCCGGCGCCATGAAGCGCAACAAGGCGAACGGCAAGTGCAAAGGAAGCTGAATCATGACGATGCAGACCTACTCCACCGTCGCGTCGCGGAACCTCATCCGCGCCGAGCAGGAGATGCTCGCCCACGCCGAGCCGATCGAAGTCCTCGCGCCCTTCGGGATGCAGAAGTCGCAGCCCCAGCGCAAGACGGACACGGTCGTCTTCCGCCGCGTGAACCCCTACAACATGGCCGCCAACGGCGTCCCGCAGATCGACGTCAACGCCTTCGAGATCCAGGAGGGCATCACCCCCAACAGCAACACCATCAGCTACACCGACGTGTCGGTCACGCTGAAGCAGTACGGCGTGCTGTTCAAGTTCTCGAGCAAGGCCGAGCTCATGTACGAGGACGACATCCCGTCCGACATGAGCAAGGTCTGCGGCGAGACGATGGCCGAGGTGGCCGAGAAGATCCGCTACGGCGTGATCAAGGGCGGCACCAGCGTCATCTACGCCAACGGCGCGTCGCGCGCCGCGGTGAACACCGCCATCTCGCTGGCCAAGCTGCGCCAGGCCGCGCGCTCGCTGGAAAGCGCCCGCGCGAAGATGGTGACCTCGCGCCTCGCGCCGGGGCCGGACTTCGGGACGGCACCGGTCGAGCCGGGCTACCTGGTGTTCATCCACACCGACGTCGAGTCGGACGTGCGCAACCTCCCCGGCTTCACCAAGGTCGAGGAGTACGCCCAGCGCAAGCTGGTCCACATGCGCGAGCTCGGTGCGGTCGAGCGGTTCCGCTTCATCACCTCGCCGCTGTTCGAGCCCTTCCTGGGCTCCGGCTCCGGCACGCTGAACGGGATGCTCTCGGTCGGCGCGACCAACGTCGACGTGTAC